GACTCCCCCTAGGGGGAGTCGGGTCTGCTAGGGCCACCAGCATTTACGCGTGGTGGGGTTTCCTTAGCAGTTCGGCATAGCCGGACTTTGCTTGGTGCTCTAATCCAGGAGACTGTCATGACTGATATCATTCTTCACTGCCTCTACCTTCAGCTCGCCGAGATGGAGAATTCCCCGCTTACCCAAGGGTTTCGGAGTTTTCACCCACTTGTTCGAGCTTCGGCTGAGGAAAGGGATGAGTTCTATCAGTCGTACAGCGACCTGGTAGAGCTTTACACCGAGCTAAAAGATTGGTCTGATTTCTGGTTGAACTAAGTCAACCAGGTTCGAAATCGGATCGATCCGAAGGTGAAGGATAAGTTGCTGTGGACATTAAAAGTATCCCAGCGCATACGAATGCGGTTGGTCAACACCGATTGTCCGAAATCCGCGTGAATTCGTCGACCGGTGTGATTTGGGACTACAACTCGCAAGAGTGGCAGCCCTATAATAACATCGATGCGATCTATTCCGTGGATTCGGCACTTAGTGATAAACCAGCCACATTGCACTGGGATTTCCACAGTAACTCAAACTATTCGCGTGGTGTCCAGAGAATCGTCGAAGACCGTCCAGGTCGTCATCGAGTCTCATGGTATAATCCCACGGACGGACACACTGCCAGCTATGATTGGGTGGAGACATCCTATCTTAGCAGCCGTGCTACGCCACTGACGTCATTTCCGTCGATACCGCAAGGTATTTACGATAATATGATAGCCGAAGCTAAAACAAAGTGCCTTAATAAGCTTCTCGATGAGAAAGCTCAAATAGGCGCAGCGTTAGGCGAGGCTCGTCAGACAATAGATGCTTTTGCCGACCTAGTGAAAGATGGTGCAAGGTATTTAAACGCATTCAAGCGTCGTAATCTCCGAAACATCATCAAACGCAACGGCGGCAAGTCCTTCGGCGAAAGTCTACAGGATGCGTGGCTTCAATATTCTTATGGTTGGAAACCACTTGCCGGTGATATATATGCTGCTCAGCGCAATGTCCATCGGATATTAGCGAGAGGAGCGATTATCGCCGCTAAGGCAGGTGTCAACTATGAGGATGACATTGCCTACCATAGTGACTCTGGCGATTATGACGAATCCACTCATGTGAAACAGCAAGTGCTGTGTCAATTGGGTGCTCGTCTTCAAGGACCAGAGATTGCTTACCTGAACACTTTCGGCTTGATCAACCCATTCTCCATAGCCTGGGAACTCGTTCCCTGGAGCTTTGCTATCGACTGGTTTGTTCCAGTGGGTGCGACGCTTGAAGCTGTGACAGCTACGGTTGGTCTTGACTTCTGGGGTGGTCGGATCACCACTCGGCGCAGTTACGATTTGAAACGGACTTATGTTCCCGATCGACGTACTGCGTGGCGTGTGTGTGAGGACATCGGTGAGTATCATGAGGAAGGGTTCGGCTTTCAGCGCACTGCGCTTACAGCTTTTCCTGCCCCTCAGCTCTATGCCGATATAACCCCTTACTCCACCATAAGAGCTTTAAATGCCCTCGCGTTGGTTCGCCAATTAACTCATGGCGGATCTCCGAGAGTGTCGCATCGATAGCTCTATAGACCATATATTGTGTGGCAATCAAGCCCTCAATTAACAGAAAGCATATATCATGCCGAATATGGCCAACATGACCCTCGTAGGGCCAGGTGCCGTTAACTGGGTTTTCAAACCCAGTAACGTTATCGGTGGAGAGGCGACGTTCATCAAATCGAACGGTGTGCCGCTGGCCGATCAGGTTGCGAAGATCAAAGTCTCTCGCACGTCCACTGGACGTGTTAAGGTCGACTATCGACTCAGCATCCCGGTCGTCCAGGATATGGAGGTCGCGGGTGTCACCCGACCGACCATCGTGCGGACGGCGTACTTCAATGGTACGCTTACCGCCGATGCCACGTCGAGTTCGAGCGAGCGACAGGAGCTCCTGGAGCTGGCTGTGTCCCTCTTGGGGAACGCAGCAAACAGCCTCACGGCGTTCAAGGACCTCGAGTACTTCACGTGAAGACGAAAGTAACGTCGGCAAAACGCCGGCGTCGTCTTCGCAAGAAGCCCAAGACCTGGGTAGCTGGTGTAGCCAGCGTCGTTTCGGTGCTTGCACCTCACGCCGCTGAACTGCTAAAGGTTATCCTAAAACGTTAGGACAATCCCGTCCAACGCACGCCATATACTGGAGCTTGCTCATGGCAAAACGTCAAAAGAAGGGCATGCCTTTCCAAATGACATTACCGTCCGATCTAACAACTCAACTCGTCGAGAAACTTTATTCCCTGAGTCCCGGTGTTAAAACCGGTTACTTAAAGGAGCAGTTATTGACGAAATTCGTGTCTAAGGACACGGACCCCGCATCTCTACGACGGGAGCGTGCCATTGCGAAATGGCTTGCCACCGAAGTGAAGAACGAGGAAACCAACGAACGGTTGAATTCTACACATGAGGATTACCAAATTCTTCCTCATGTCCCGTTCGGAAGTTTTGTTGAGTGGTGTCGCCGATTTGTGATCGACATCATTGGAGAGATCCCTCCTGAAGAAGCCCTCGTGGGCTCATTCAGCGGGGGAGCTTCAACTAGTCGGAAACGCACTGACAGCCACCCAGCTCTCAAGTACGCCGGTATAAGCCACGTAACCCCTCGGTGCCACCATCTGTGGGAGTCTGCGAAGACTCTCATGCCTGGTTGGCACACTATTGAGAATCCCTACTTTGGACCATTTAAACCGGTTCAAGATTGGGTTATCGATGGTACAGTAAGACCTGGTCGGTATGGCCCGTTCAATCGGGTGCCGACTCGTGTCACTGTGGACACCTCTGTAGAAGAGGTGAAAGGTAACGTGCTGTTCACCGTTCCTAAGAAATCTGACATTGATCGGGTTGCCTGTAAGGAACCCGATATCAATATGTTCATCCAAAAGGGAGTGGGCACGTTTCTTCGACGTCGCTTACGTACAGTTGGTATAGACCTGAACGACCAGTCCCGTAATAGGGATTTGGCTCGGTTGGGTTCGATTACCAATCAACTCGCCACACTCGATCTTTCGAGCGCGAGTGATTCGGTGACCCGGGAGTTGGTATTCCTCCTTCTTCCGATTCACTGGTTCACCCTACTTGACGCCTCGCGGTGTCATGTCACCATCATTGATGGGGTAGAGCATCAGAACCACATGTTTAGTTCAATGGGTAATGGCTTTACGTTTGAGTTGGAGAGCTTGCTCTTCTTCGTCTTATGTAAGGCAGTAGCCCGTTTTACTGGAACACGTGGAGTCATTTCCGTGTACGGTGACGACATCATCTGTCCAACAGATATGTACCATGAGATCTCCTGGGTCTTAGGATATTTCGGCTTCTCTCTTAATATGGAGAAGTCATATCCTGACGGCCCATTTAGGGAGTCTTGTGGTGGTCACTACTACTTAGGTGATGATATTACTCCTTTCTACATCCGGGATCCTGTGGATAGGATGGATAAGCTCATAGACGTAGCTAACAAGCTGCGCGAATGGTCTCGTCTATCCCCTACACTGAACCTGCTTAATCCAGAAACCGAAGAGATTTGGTTATGGTTAAAGCAGCGGATTCCCAGGTGCCTTTGGGGTGGAGTGGATACTGCCTTCAAGTACCAGCTTGTGTCGCGAGACACTCCAGAACAACGTCTGTTTGAAGAGACAGATAGCTCTGGAACCGGTATTGGTGGCTATTTCCACTGGCTGAATGCCACATGGGACAGGGCTTCTCCCTCTGACGGTATAACGACTTCACGTCGTATAACCGCAACCGGTAAATTCCGGTTGAAGAGGGCCCTGCCTTCAGCGGTGAACCGGTTAGAAACGTATTTCTATCACGAAATATGAATCTAGCCGGCAATCCCGGGGCTTAGCAGCCCCGGTTCGCCTCACGGCGTGGAGTTGTGATTGAGTGTTGAGAAGCACTCTTTCACGTAAAATGGAATCCATAA